AAAAAACGGCTTTTGAACTTGTTTGAGAATTGGAGTTGGCCGCTGGTTTATCATTGTTGGACGGTGCAGGGTCGGCGTAGATTTGGGCGGATTGAAAGTTTTTCAATGGCGGGCATTTTCCCCAAACCATTTCAGGAAAGGTTTTGCCTTGGCTCATTGGATTGTTCATATACTCTTTCTGAAAGCTTTCATAACTAAGCTTTTTTTCAATGTCCGCTATATCCTGTTCACTGTTCTTTTCAGGCCAAACCGAAAGCCCATCATCCCCACGAATATTTACGGTTTCGACATCATCGGCATACATGCCAGCCCTTACCGCTAAACTGTCCTCTGCAATAATATTGTTATCGAATAATATATAGTACTCGGCAGCAATGTCGATGGTAGGTATAACGGCCTGCTCAATCCACAGCCACCTAGTATTCAATCGGTCGGTATTGCGGCAAACCTCATCATCATCCACATCATCAAAAACCAACATGTTTACCCGCAATTCGTCAAGCTTTGCACCCCTCGGATTTTGTTCCGCACCAACCGCACGGAAAGAGCATTTTTTACGGGTAATAAATTCGTTTTCCGTCCATTTGCTTCCTTCTTGCTGACCGTAGTAATGCATTAGCCTTTGGTTGGCCTGCAAGTTGCCCCTGTATGGTGCCAATAGCCTTTCTGCATTGCCTTCGTTCTTGCTAATCAAAAGCATGTTCACCCGTAACTTTTGAACGAACATCTTATAAAAGATTTCCATCATCCTACGTGTGCTTTTGGCCAGACCCCTAGCCCATCCACGCCGCTGGTAGAACCTTCTTGCTTTCAGGAATTTCTTTGTACTTTTTTTATGAAAAGCGGTAGGTTTTGCAAAGCAGAATTTTGGGAAGAATTCCATGAACCATTCTTCCTCATTGCCCGGCTTTTCCAAGTATGCCAATCTTGCCGTTTTTTCTTCCTCTGTTTGGTTTTGGTCTACTGGCGTACTGTTCTTGAGCGATTCGAGAAATTCATCCCAATCGTTCATAGCCTGTTTGTTTGTCTTGTTGGCTACCACCATTTTTACTGTACTCATTTCTTATTCCCATTTAACAAGAATGCATTCCACAAATCGGCTATTTCAACAACCTGCTCAATTGGTGCAACTCTCTGTATATGTTTAATAAACCTAATACCACTTTCGACCAAATCCGCTATAGCTAATTCAGTTTCCAAGTTGCGAATACTGGCAGTGTATTTGATTAGGATATCAGCTTCCTTTGTGTCACCATACTTTTGCCCATCGTTCTTTTTCCTAATTGCTGCATTGAGGTTTCCAATTTGTTCATACAGGTTTTCCAACACCTCCTCTTTGCCGATTAGCAAACGGTTGCGTAAGGCTTTCCAGTTGAATTCTTGAACCCATTTGCTCATGGTGTTTTCACTAACGCCAACCTTGGCGGCAACTAGCTTTTGATCTAGCTTTTCTCGGGTAAAAAGTATCTTGGCCAAATACTGCTTATCGTGGATAGTTGGTTTGTTCATGCCCCAAATGTCCATTTTTACATCCCCTATTTACAAAGGCAAAATCCGTGGCGGTACACTTTTATATCCGTGGCGGCGCTTATTAGTTACTGTTATCATATTTACGTTTGGCGGCGCTTGTTTGTGGCCACAATTTTACACCCTCAACACAACGAAACACCAACAATTAGACCCCATGGCGAAACTTGATTTTCCAATTTGCTTAATAGATGAAAGCGTAGTTGATTATGGATTTCGGGTACTCATGAGTGGGGCAAGGTTGGACAATTTTAAAAAGAACCCGGTGCTGCTTATCCAACATGAAAGGATAGGCGGCTCCGGATTGTTGAAAGGTGCGCAATTAACTGATAATGCTGTTTTGCCTTTGGGTAAATGGTGCGACTTTGAAATTAAGGACGGTCAACTACTGGCAGTGCCTGAATTTGATGATGATGATGCATTTGCCGTTAAGGTGGAAGGGAAGGTTAAAAAAGGCTATTTAAACGGTGCTTCAATATGGATTGAACCTATAACGGTCAGCGACGATGAGGCTTTGAAATTGCCCGGACAGATGGGCCCGACCATTACCGAATGGGGCGTTCGGGAAGCTTCTATTGTTGACATTCCCAACTGCCGAAATGCCCTTGCAATCCGTACCGAAAAAGGCAAAATAAGCCTTAGCGGTTCAACTCCTGATGATGGTGTTTTAGACTACTTAAAAACGTTTCTCCCACACGAAAAATCAAACACAGATATGGACAAAAAAGTATTGGCCTTAAAATTAGGCCTACCCGAAACTGCCTCTGATGCAGAGGTGGCAGAAAAGCTTGCAGGCGTGCTAACAACAGCTGGCAATGCCGCCACATTGAACACAGAGGTAACAAGCCTTAAAGGTGAAGTTTTGAGCCTTAGAAAGGAAGCTGGCGAAAAGCGTATTACCGACTTGGTGGATGGTGGTTTGGCCGCTAAAAAGTATCCCGAAGCTGATAGGGCTAAATATCTAAAATTGGCCGCAGCTGATTTCGATACTACCAAAAGCCTAATTGATGGCTTGCCAGCTTACGAATCAATCGAAAGCAAGTTAGCAGCTGCCAACGCTGAAAACTCATTGGAACTAGGCGAACTGATGAAATTGAGCGGTGACCAATTGTATATGAAAGGCTTGCTCGATAGGTTGAAAGCCATTAGCGAACCATCCTTTAAACTCAAATACAAAGAGGCTTTCGGAGTCGAATATCCGACCTCTTAAGTAATCACAAATCAACCCTTTTTTAATACCACACTTTAATTATCATTTACATCTTTAATATTTAAAAATGAAACCCACACGCTTTTTATTCGGTCTTTTGAAGTTGGCCATTCTTTCGGTAATTGTCGGGACGATTACCCCGGCAAATCCGCTGATTGTATTCGCTGTATTGGTAGTACTTAGTTGCATCGTGCCTATGCCCGAACATACGCTTAACGGCACCGTGCTAGAAACATGGGCAAAGTACATTGTCGGTAGGTTTTGGAAGGATAATGGTTTTTTGAAATTCGCTTATAGTGATTCCGATAAAGTGCAGTCTGGCCGTATCGTGCATATCCCGCAAGTAGGTGCCAAGCCAACCGGAACCAAGAACCGTACTGTATTTCCTGCCGTTGCCGTAAGGCGTACCGATGGCGATGTGTTGTATGCATTGGATGAATATTCTACCGACCCAACGCACATACCCAACATTGATGCAATCCATTTGAGTTACAACAAACAGGATAGCGTATTAGGTGAGCACATGCAAGTAATCAACGAACTCGTTGCCGATGATATGCTTATCAAATGGGGAACAAATGCTACCATCGTAAGAACTACTGGCGCTGCCGTGGCTCCTATAACTGGCCAAACTGGTAACCGTAAAGGCATGGGACACCAAGACCTTAAAAAGTTGATGATAAGATTCAACGTGGACAACCTTCCAAAAGATGGCAGGTACGCAATGATTGATGATAACATGTTTGAGTTTTTCTACGACAGTTTAAGCGACACGAATGCAAAAGACTTTAGCCGTTTTGCGGATGCTGAAAATGGTGTAGTAGGCAAGTTGCATGGTTTCAACATCATGACCCGTAGCGCTGTATTGGCATCTTCTAACGCTGATGCAATCAAGGCTTTAGGTTCTTCTTTGGCAGCAACTGATAACCTTGCTTCTTTGGCTTGGCATAAAAACAGTGTAGCCTTCGCAATTGGTGACACAAAGCTTTTTCAAGATAAGGACAGCGCTCTTTATTACGGCGATGTACACAGCGCCTTGGTAATGGCTGGTGGCCGAGTACGCCGCCAAGATGGCAAAGGCATTTATGTGCTTGCACAAGATGCATCGGCCTAATACCCTTCGATAAAACCAAACCCAAAATAGACACACCAACGGGCGGCGAAGCAAAATTTAAAGCTAGCCGCCCTCTTACACACTTATTATGGAACATAATTCATCTACGCCCACTGGCCTTTTACTGTTTTTTGGAAGTGGATTTTTCCATGTTTTGGCCTTTGTTGAGAAATCGACAATAAGCTGGGCGCTGGGAGCAATCATGGCCATTTTGGGAATTATCAACCTGATTATAAATATCAAGTTGAACTACAAAAATTTAAAAAAGAAACCCGATTCGGAAACATCAAAAAATTAATCTTATGGCTTTTTGCAGCGGTTTTATGGGTAAAATCAAATCCCTTTTCAAAAAAGTTGACAAGTTCTTAGATGACAATATCAACACGGCTTTGGCGGTATCTACAGCAATCCGATCGTTTTTTTATAATCCTGTTTTTGATGTGTTAGTTGCCATATCCAAAACGCAAGTGGATAATATTCTCCTGGATAAAGTTCGGCAGGCTTTGAGCGTGGCCGTTGACTCGCTAGCAATCGTAAATACATGCAAGCAATACACCAGCCTAGAAGAAAAACTTCAATGTTTCATTACAGAAGTAAAGAAGCTGGCTCCTGACCTGCAACAGGCCATTTTAGTAAAGCTGGCGCAATTGGTTGCCTCACAAATAGACGGCAACCGCTACAAGCAAAGCGTTTATGATGCGCTAGTGCAAGGAAAATTTACCATCGAAAAGTAACATATTCAAATTTATAATTTCAAAGATTAGGTAATGGAAATCACGATTGATAGGACGTATGCAGCAACTGGCACCAACGGTGTTTTAAAGATTAATGGCGAATTGGTTTGTTATACAATCGAATTGCCATGGCTCGACAATGCTAGGCGTGTCAGTTGCATCCCGGCAGGTACTTACTCGGTTGAAAAACGTTTCAGTTTAAAGTTTGGAAAGCACTTGTTAGTTACAGGCGTTCCAAATCGTGACCTTATCCTTTTCCATCCGGCAAACGATGCCTTAAAAGAACTTAATGGATGCATTGCACCCGTGAGCAAATTGGAAGGCGCTGGCAGGGGCATACGTAGCCGATTGGCTGTCGAGATGCTTCGAGACGAAGTTTACTCCGCCATTAATAAAGGCGAAGCGGTATTTCTAACAATCAAATAATTTTTTTTATGAATAAAATACTTGCGCAAGAAATTGCAAACGCTCTTTTCGGTACATATCCATCAGTAAATGAATTCCACATTACTGCCGATGGACAGGCATTTGAAGTTAAAGAAATGGCCAATTGCCATGCGATGGCATCCGATAAAAAGGAACAATTGGTTATCACTTGTAGCCGTGATAATAACGTAGAAACGCCAGTGGAAGAAACGCCAAGCGAAGAAACATTAACTGAAGGCAAAAAAGCACCTGCAAAAAAAGCAGCTTCAAAATAGGAGCCTAAGCCTTATTTAAACGCTGTTTAATATTCATCTTCTTACATTTTTCAAGTCACACAAACACTTTTATACATGGCACGTCCCGGAACTGATATTGCGCTGATGAATGGCCAGCTTGGCATTACGCCGCCTAGCGAATTTGGCACAAGCCTTTTGATGGTTGCCGCTCCGGCAGCACCCACAGCAGGCTACGGCACAATGTTCATTATTAAGAGCAAGGCAGATGCTAAAACCGCTTTTGCTAATAGCGGTAACGCTGGTTTACTCAAAGCAATCGTAAGCGGATTTTTCGCAGAAGCACCCGAAGGCAATACGCTCTATGTGGTGGCCATGGCTCAAACCACTACGCTCACACAGCTGGCCGATGCTGCAAACGTCGAAAAGGCACTGATACCAGCTAAGGGCGCTATCCGCATGGTAGCGTTTATCAAATATCCCGCTGGCTCCTATGCACCAACGGTTACAAACGGCTTTGATGCCGATGTACACACGGCCGTAACGGCAGCGCAAGCGCTTGCTAATACATGGTTGGCCAAAAAGAAGCCGATACGCTGTTTTATACAGGGTTTCGCATGCACTGGCGCTCCAGCAGCCGCTTTGGATTACGCAGTAACCACGAACCGAAATTGTTTTGTTGTTGCTCCTGAAGTGGCGCTCGATGGCGGCTTGTCTACCTTGCTTTTCTTAGGCCGCGCTGTTAAGGTCAACCCGCAGCAAAACGTTGGCCGTATCCTTTCAGGCAGTCTAAACATAGACCCTACATTTTCGGTTACAATCGGCTCGGTAAACATCGAATCATTGAGCGATACGATTTTGGACGGATATTTTGCAAAACGGTACATAACTTTTGAACCTAATAAGGCAAGCAGCGGCTTTGTAATTAGCGATGATATTGCATTAGTGGCAGGCACCGATGATTACAATAACTTGGCTTATGGCCGTGTGTCCGACAACTTGATTCGTATCGCTGACCGTGTGTATTACCTGCAAGTAAAAAATGATGTGGACGTGGATGAAGATGGCCGCATTGACATGGTAATAGAAAAGGCTTTGGAGAATAAAATCATAGATGCCGTGAACCAAGAAATGGGAGGCCAGCTAAGCTCTAACAGGGATGGCACCGCTTCGGTTGTTTGTAGGATAAATCCTGACCCGGTTCTATTTGCCTCGTTGTATTCTGACAACAATATAAATACCCCTAATCTCAATTTGTTGCAAGCTGGCAAGCTGTATGTTTTTGTGACTGGCCGTCCTAAAGGATGCCTCCGAAATATTAGCATATACATCGGCTACGGATTGAACTAAGCATTTCACTTTAATACACTTTTTTTAAATACACACACATCATGGGAAACATTAACGGTCGTCAATACGAGTATGCAGATATCAAAGTGGACATACTCGGAGCCAGCCTTACTGCCTTGCGTGGCATAACCTACAAAAGCAGCCAAGAAAAGGAAGTGGCCTACGGACAAGGAAACGATGGCATTTCTATACAAAGCGGCAACAAGAAAAAGGACGGCCAGTTGATGGTTTTAAAAAGCGACTACGACCTGCTGGATGCTGCCGCTCAAGCTGCCGGGTATGAGGACATTGTGGCCGTGCCGAGTAAATATATCACCATCACCATTGTTTACCAACAAGGCACCAACCCGCCTAGCACCGATTCGCTCATTCACGTTGCGTTTACCGATGCAGAGGACGGCATGAAGCAAGGTGACAAGATGAAAGAAGTAACGCTCCCATTTATCTTTTTGCGCAAAAGAAAAATTATTTAATTTCTTAATCAATAACCTTTTAAATACAATTATCAATCATGGATGAAGCCGAAGTTTCAAAATTAGCGGATAGCTTAATTGGTCAGGCCACGACCGAACAAATCGAACAATGGAAAGCCGATGTACAAAGAAAGCACGGTGCAACCGCAATCGTTTATCAGTACGAAGCTGAAGGCAGGATTTGTTATCTGCGTAGTGTTGACAGAGACACTTATAGCACGGCAGTAAGCAAGGTAAGTACCAGCCCGGCAAAGTTCAACGAGGTCGTAATAAATTCCGTTTGGCTTGGGGGCGATGAAACCTTTAAAAAGGTAGATCAGTTTTATTTTGGCTTGATTGACTTCGTAGAAGAGATGATGGCAAAAAAAAAGGGGAACTTAAAAGCATTATAGACGATGCCCAAGGCGAACAGGATTTGAATTTGGTTCGCTATTATAATACCCAATTGATGTACCACTTAGGTTACTCCCAAACCGAACTTAAAGCAATGACAGATGAGGAATGGGCAGAAACAATTGCAATACTAGAAAATATCCGAAAAGAAGAAAGTAAAAGAAATCCCTCATAATTATTAGGGATTTCTTTTTATAACAATAAAAATTAATATGGCCAACGCTTTGGAATTTATACTTCGCTTACAAGACATGCTCTCTCCGGGCATGCGGCAAGCTGCAAGTATAAGCCAAACGGCAGCGGGCAGGATACAAGGCCAATTCGCAGCAATAGGCGCTAGCGGCAATAGGATGAACGCCAGCGTTAACGAATTGCGTGCAAGGTTAGAAAGTGTAAACCGTGTAAGGTTTGGCACTACGGTACAACGTGAATTTGATGTAGCTACACGAGCCGCCAACCGTTTGGAACAACAAATAGGACGCTTGGAAGGTCGTGGGCAAAGCCGTGGCATCGGTAGCCGTATCGGTGGCTTGGTTGCTGGCATCGGTGCAATGGGCTTAGGTAAAATGGCACTAGGTGAAGCCGCTACCCGTGAACAGCAAAACATAAGTTTCGAGGTAATGACTGGAAGCAAAGAAACTGGCAACAAGATGGTAAACGATTTGGTTACCATGGGCGCAAAAACACCTTATGAAAGCGCTGACCTTATAAAAAATGCACAGACATTAAAAGCCTTTGGTATCGAAAATCAAAAGGTACTTCCTATCCTAAACACAATCGGCGATATAGCAGCTGGTGACGCTCAAAAACTAGGCTCGTTAAGCCTTGCTTTTGCGCAGGTAAGTAGCGCTGGCAAATTGGGCGGTCAGGATTTATTGCAGATGGTAAACGCTGGTTTCAATCCGCTCCAGCAAATGGTAAAGGATAAGGTTTTTCCAAGCATGGCGCTGGCACGTAAAGCAATGGAACATGGTGCAATCGGCGCTAATATGGTAGAAGCTGCATTCAAAAGTGCAACGGGACCAGGAGGGCAATTTCATAACATGATGGAACGGCAGAGCCAAACAATGGCAGGCAAATGGAGCACTTTAATAGACAATGGCAAGGCAAAGTTATTGCAGTTCGGCAATGCCCTTATGCCGCTGGCGAATATGGTAATCGATTTTGGTTCGGCAATGTTGGAAGGCGCTCCATGGGCAATTGCGCT